AAAATCGACTACGCTAGTTAAAAAGTCCATGACAAAAGATGCTGCTAAGTATGTTAGCGCCTATGAAAAGAAAGGAGAAGAGTGGGCTAAAAAACGCTACGGTATAGTGTAAGGAGGTGATATGTAAAATGTGGACTTATGTTAGCGCGCATGAACTTTATCATTACGGAGTAAAAGGTATGCGATGGGGCGTTAGAAGAGCTAGACGTGAAAACGAAAAAATCGATAAGAGTTTTAAAAACTGGAATACGAATGCTAAAAACAAAGCGAATGCAATAGATTTAGGTAAAAAATCAAACGCAGCTAGAATGGAATACGAACGAAACTCTAGGGATAAAGAACTAAAGAAAGCATATAAACAAGCGCATAAAGAATACAAACAAGCGTTACGAACTAATACTACGTATAGAAAAGGTGCTATAAAAGGCGAAGTAGGAAAAGATATGTCACGTAAATACTTAAATGAAGCTAAAGCAGTAAAGAAACAACTTAAAGCTGACCCTAGCAATAAAGTATTACAAAAACAGTACAAGTATTTATCTGATCAACACCAGTATGAAAGAGCAAAAGCTAGAAAAGCGCCAGAAGTAGGAGCAAGAAGAAGTGCTCAAAAGGCACAGATGAAACGTAGAATGACGATGGCAGCTAAACAAGTCGCAACTGGGGTGGCTATATCTGCTGGGTTAGCTGCTGTGAATGCTATACTAAAGAAAAACAACGTAACCATAAACGGTAAAAACGCGTCGGTTAATAATGGCAATGTTAATGATCTCCTTAAATGGATAAAAATAGGCAAAGATATAATGGGGTATGTCTATTGATACGAAGGAGGTGATTCAAAATGGATAGTATATTAGATTCAATCAAGAAATTATTAGGAATTCAGCCGGAGTACAGAGCATTTGACGAAGACCTAATAATTCATATAAATACTGTTTTGGTTATCCTTAATCAACTTAACGTCGGCCCATCCGAAGGTTTCTTAATTTACGATGGGACTGAGTTATGGGATGATTATATCGATAAGGAACAGATCTCTATGGTTAAAAGTTATATTTACCTTAGAGTGAGATTATTATTCGACCCACCGGGAAGCGGTATATTGGTAGATAGTATAAATCGAATGATTTCAGAACTTGAATGGCGCCTTTACCTGGAAGGAGACTCTCCGAAAGGAGGTGAATAGCGTGAGTAACTATATTAAACACCATGGTATAAAAGGTCAAAAGTGGGGTGTTAGAAGATTCCAGAATAAAGATGGTTCGCTTACTCCGCTTGGTAGAAAAAGACAACAGTATGACGGTCCAGTACATGAAGATTATAGTAAATCACATGACGCCAAGTCCGTTAAAGCAATGAGCGATAAAGAACTTAGAGATAGATTAAATCGTCTTAACATGGAGAGACAATATACACAATTAACTGCTCAGGATAAAAGTATAGGTAAAAAAATGGTAAGCGATATACTTTTAAATGTTGGAAAAGAACTAGCTAAAGAATACCTTAAAAACTATGCTAAAAAGAGTATAGACGAAGCACTAAAGAAAAGTAAGAAATAATAACTTAATATACGAAAGGGGAATTCAAAATGGCGTTATCGAATACTGCCACTCCGATTTACTATGGTAAATTCAGAGATGCTGTAATAAGAGGCGAGATACCAGTATGTAGAGAGATTTCCATGGAGATGAACAGAATCGATGACCTGATTGCGAATCCTGGAATATATTACGACGACCAAGCTATAAACGGTTTCATTGATTTTTGCGAGCAAGAATTAACTTTAACTGATGGTTCAGACCTTCACTTATTGGATTCATTTAAGCTATGGGCCGAACAAGTGTTTGGTTGGTATTATTTCGTCGAAAGAAGTGTATTTGAACCTTCACCAGATGGGCATGGTGGCAAATACGTAACTAAAACGATAAAGAAGAGACTGATTAACAAACAATACTTGATAGTAGCTAGGGGTGCGGCTAAGTCAATGTACGGGTCTCTTATACAGAACTATTATTTAAACGTGGATGTCAGCACAACGCATCAAATAACGACAGCGCCAACAATGAAACAAGCAGAAGAGATACTATCGCCGGCTAGAACTGCTATCACGAGAGCAAAAGGACCTCTCTTTAAGTTCTTAACCGAGGGTTCTATACAAAATACAACTGGTTCTAAAGCTAATAGGACAAAACTAGCATCAACTAAGAAAGGTATAGAGAACTTTCTTACTGGTTCATTACTAGAGATAAGACCGATGAATATTAATAAATTACAAGGGCTAAGATGTAAGGTCGCAACAGTCGATGAATGGTTATCGGGAGACATAAGAGAAGACGTTATAGGTGCCATAGAGCAAGGGGCTTCTAAACTAGACGACTATTTAATAGTAGCAATGAGTTCTGAAGGGACTGTAAGGAATGGAAGCGGCGATACAATCAAAATGGAGTTAATGGACATCCTTAAAGGGGACTACATCAACCCTCACGTTTCCATATGGTACTACAGACTAGACGAAGTCGAAGAAGTCGGGGACCCTAATACGTGGATGAAAGCGAATCCGAACATAGGAAAAACAGTAACATATGAGACTTACCAACTAGATGTAGAAAGAGCCGAGAAAAACCCAGCAGTGCGTAATGATATTCTAGCTAAACGTTTCGGAATACCGATGGAAGGTTACACTTACTTCTTTACTTATGAAGAAACTCTTCCTCACAGACGAAGAGACTTCTGGGGAATGCCTTGTGCGCTCGGAGCCGACTTATCACAAGGGGATGACTTCTGTGCATTCACATTCTTATTCCCGCTAAGAGATGGTTCGTTCGGTATTAAGACTCGAAACTACATTACCGATAAAACATTACGAAAACTTCCCGGTGCGATGCGCTTAAAATACGATGAGTTTATGAGGGAAGGAAGTCTAATAGTAATGGAAGGAACTGTACTTGACATGGAGCAAGTCTATGATGACTTAGATGCGCATATAATCGAAAGAGAATACGATGTTCGTTGCTTTGGGTTTGACCCGTACAACGCCAGAGCATTTGTTGAACGTTGGGAAAGAGAAAACGGACCATTCGGTATAGAAAAAGTAATACAAGGTGCTAAGACTGAGTCTGTCCCATTAGGAGAACTTAAGAAACTAGCTGAGGAACGTATGCTGATATTCGATGAAGAACTAATGACTTTTACCATGGGTAACTGTATAACTTTAGAAGATACAAATGGTAATAGAAAGTTACTAAAGAAAAGATATGACCAGAAGATAGACGCCGTGGCAGCTATGATGGATGGTTATGTTGCGTATAAACTAAACAAAGATGCCTTTGAATAATAAAGGAGGTGAAGATTCAAAATGGGAATAACAGATAGATTACAACATGCTTGGAATGCTTTCTTGGATAACGATAGAAGACGTCCGTATCAGGATATGGGTTATTTTAGTTATAATAAACCAGACAGAGTTCGTTTCACAAGAGGTAATGAAAGATCGATAGTAACATCTGTATATAACCGTTTGGCTTTAGATGTAGCAGCCATATCAATCAAACATGTAAGACTTGATGAGAATGGTAGATACACTGAAGAGATAAACTCCGGATTACAAAACTGCTTGAATGTTGAAGCGAACATTGACCAAACAGGTAGAGCATTCTTACAAGATGTGGTAATGTCCATGTTGGATGAAGGATGTGTTGCTATAGTGCCGGTAGATACAACCATCAACCCCAACGTATCTGGTTCTTATGAAATAAATACCATGAGGGTTGGTAAAATCATAGAATGGTATCCGGCACACGTGAGAGTTAGATTATACAATGACCAAAAAGGTATCCATGAAGAGGTGACTCTTCCTAAAACCACAGTGGCTATAATAGAAAATCCTTTATATGCGGTCATTAATGAGCACAACTCTACTATGCAACGTCTTATACGTAAGTTGAATTTATTAGACGTAGTGGATGAGCAGTCAGGTTCTGGAAAACTAGACTTAATAATACAATTACCTTACGTTATAAAGAGCGAAGCTAGACGTAAACAAGCAGAAGACAGAAGAAAAGACATAGA